TTCACCGATGATGTGGTGAATTTGCGTTATCGAGCACTCGAATTTTCGGGCCACTGATTCAAGCGTGAGTTGTTTTGCCTCTGCCCGCAGCGTGCTGATTCTGTCATCCGCGTCGTCGCGAATCCGCTGCATTTCGACCAGCAGCCTTTTGCGCTCTGCCCACAACCGCCGGACTAACCGCCGATCGTCATCGCTCAGCGGGTTTTCCTTCGCCCTCTGCCGGCCGCGCATTTTTTCGGAATGCGACGCGCGTCGTTCTGCGGTCCAGCCGTTCATGCCTGCAACTCCCCGGACGGCATGCCTAGCGTCCGCCTGATCTGGTCCATGTGGTGCCGGGCGATGCGCTTGCGATCGTCGGGCGATGACTGGTGCGTCAGCGTCCGCGCGGCGCGCTCGCGGTCGGCGGCCTCGATGCGGCGGTGTTCCCAGCTCACGTCGGATGCCCCGGTGCAGAGCGTCCGGAACTCGGGCGCGCTCGGTGGCCATTCGTGGCCCTGCGCGACGCACTGCCGCATGCCGTAGCGAATCTGCGTCTCGTCCAGCCCTGCGAGGGTCGCAGCCCAGACGCGATCAGGATCAACCGAGTCGCCGAAACTCGACGTCCAGCGGTGGCCGTACATCGAGCCCATCAGCTGCCAGACTGTTTCCACCAGCGACTGCGGCAGCGCGTGCCGCCCGGTCTCTGGCGACGTTGGCGCGGACACGCCCTGCCGCGCTTCGATCCTCGCTTGGATTTCGGTCAGGTCGATCGGTTGCATTGGCGAATTTCTCCGGGAACAGGCCCTGGTAGTCGTTTCGGATCGAGTGCGCGATGCACGCCGCCTGCTGCGGTGGCGACAGGCAGGCCAGTGCGCGCCATTGCTCGACGGCTGCGCGTTCGCTGACCGGCTTGCGGCGTTTGCGGCGGTGGGCGATCCAGTCGGCCCATGCCTCCGCGTGAATTTCCGGTGGACAGGCGAGCGCATCGAACGATTGCGACGCCTCGCGCGCGACCTCGGTTACGGTAGTAACCAGAGGTTGGAGGTTGGAGGATGGAGAGCTTTCGTCTGGGTTATGTTTTGCTAACCCAGAAATAACCGACTGGGTTTCTTCTGGGTTTGATTTCGCTTCCTGCTCGGGTGCCTTCGCGGTTTTGCGTGGCCTCCCCCCGGCTTTGCCGTTGGTTCTGGCCCGATCCGCCGCGTCGCGCATGATCGCGATCTCCGCGTCGGCACGCTTCTGGTGCCAACCGTCTTCATGCAGCGTGAAGAACTCATCGAGCACCACGCCGACAGCCTCGCACTCGTCGTCCGTCCTGGCGCGGATCAGCCGACATACCGCTTTCAGGTCAGCCGGCAGCGCGTCTTCCCGCACGTAGTACAGGTCTAGCAGGCGGCGATACGCGGCGTCCTCAAGCATCGAGAGGTGCGCTGTGTCGCGCAAATAGTCTCCGATGTGGTGCCGGTAGTAGTTCATGCGGCACTACCAAACAAGTCGTTCTGGTTCCCCAGACTTTGCAGATTCGCAACCGCTTGCCGGTAGTAACTCCCCTTCAACTCTGCGCCGACAAACCTGCGCCCCATCTCTACCGCTACATATCCCTCGCTTCCAATCCCTGTGAAAGGACTCAGAACGATGTCGCCGGGATTCGTCCAAAGCTCAATCCCTCGTCGAATCACCTCAAGCTGAAGCGGGCAAATGTGCCGCTCGTCGTCGTGCTCGCGTGCTGACCGATATTGGAGCGTGTCATTTGGATCAATATCTATCCAGATCGGGCTAGCGATCTTCTGCCATTTTTCTACGGGGTAATCGTCGTGCGTCACCTTGTCGACGGGATCGCCAGGGGCGCGCATCGTCACCAGATAATCAGGGATTCCCTGCCGGCTCATGCTGGCATTGGTGCGCACGGTCTTATGCAACAGACCTAGCGCCTTCGTGCGCTGCATCGCGGTCACGGGGTCTTTCCAGATGCACACCTCCGAGTGATACACGAAGCCGCGCGCCTGAAACGCCCGGATCAGATCGCCGCGAAAGTCCTTAAGCCCGATAACGCCGTCCCTGACTTTCGACGTGGGCAGCAGCATGCAGTGAAACGAGACATCACGGCCCGGCATCATCACCCGCCGCAGCTCGTCGATCAGGTATCCGAAGTGCTCGAAAAAATCGGCATCGTTGCGGCAGTTGCCCATGTCGCGCGGGCTGTTCGAGTAGGTATACAGGCTGGAAAACGGGGGCGAGAAGATGCTGTAACCGATGGAATGATCCGGCAATCCCTTCGCGACTTCTACGCAATCGCCGTTGTAGATCGCCCACTTATCAGTAACGGTCTGGTCGATGCAGTTCATGCGGTTTGCCTCAAGAATGCGGGCAATTTCACCGCCCGCGTTGCGTTGTATTCATTCGTGGATCGAACTGACCCGAGCACGGATTCGCGGATTGCCGCGCCGGTTTCAGCGGCCAGCGATTCAGACATGGCCTTTGCGTCGGCCTCTTTGCGTTTAAGGTTCGCGATGATCGCGCCCTCAAGCTGGCTAGCGAAGATGTGAACATCAACCGGGCGATGCTGCCCGAAGCGCCAACATCTACGGACAGCCTGGTAATACGCTTCGAATGAGTCTGTGACGCCAACAAAAGCCATGCGGGCACAGTGCTGCCAGTTCAACCCGAATCCGCAGATAGATGGCTTACTGACCAGAACGCGCACCCGTCCGTGCGCGAAGTCTGACAGCGCCCGCTCCTTGTGATCGACAGTATCGCTGCCGCGTATCTCAATGGCGTCGGGTATCGCTTTACGCAATGCTTCAGATTCTGCATTCAGGTCGCACCACACGATCCACGGCTGCCGGTCGGCATTCACCATCGCGGCACAATCGGTCACGCGATGTTCTAGGCTGGCCTTTCGGGCTGAACGGCGCTCCGACAACGTGCTCGCTTCCAGTGCAAACAACTTGCCTTCCTCGGCCTCGGCGTCCGTTCGGCTTAGGTGCTCAGACACGCTGAGCGGCGGCAGGATGTATGCTGACCCATCAAACCCCAGATCGGCAGGCGACCGAACAAGAGCGCCCCATGAAGACACCCATGCCCAAAATTCATGCCTGGCATGCCCCTTCAGCCGCCATACCTGAGTCTCGCCGCCGTCATGCACAAAATACTCGCTCAGCATTTCAGCCTGCGTGCAGACGCCGAGGAATTCCGCGTGCGTACCCAACTCCGTCCAGTCATTGGGCGCAGGAGTGGCCGTGGCGCAGAGCTTGTACGGCGTGCCCCGAAACGCGGCCATCAATGTCGCCAGCGTCTTCGTATCGTGATGCTTGATGCAGCTCGACTCGTCCAACACCACTGCGCCGAATTGCTCCGTATCGAATCGATGCAGGCGTTCATAGTTGGTGATGTTGATTCCTGGCGCGGTATCTGTGCCAGCGCGGGCATGCGTCACTTTCACGCCGATGCCTGCGCCTTCCTCGGCGGTTTGCTCGGCTACGGCCAGCGGCGCAAGAATGAGCACGTCCAGCCCGGTCGCGCGGTGGATCGCGTCAGCCCATGCCAGCTGAATGCGGGTCTTGCCGAGCCCGGTATCGGCAAACACTGCCGCGCGCCCGCGGCGAATTGCCCATCGGCAGAGCAAGTCCTGATGCGGAAATAGCGGCCCTGCTAACTCTGTTGGCGGGTCGATACCTGCGGGAGGTATCGACGCGAGCTTCCGCGCGACAAACTGGGAGTAATCAATCGGATGTGGCATAATATCTCCGTGTGTGATGAAGCCCGCGCTATGTCTGCCAGGACTCGCGGGCTTTTTTTTGCCTATCGAATAACTCTCCAAACACGCTCCGGCCTGCCGCTCGCGCTCATCCGGCAAAGCCCGGTCGGCTCGGCCAACCCGCGCCGGTCGCACTCGGACAGCCGGCGGGCGATCTGTACCGAGTTGAGCGGCGTGCGCTTGGCAATTTCGTCGATGGTCTGCGGCCCGTGGCGCATCAGGCACGCGAGGATGATGTCGGTGTGCGTGCCGGCGACCTCGGTGGCGCGTTGAGCGGCTGCATGCGAGGTCCACGGGTCGGACTGCCGGGCGCGCGGCCCGCCGCCGAATAGCGCGCGCTGGTTCATCGATTCTCCTCCTGACAGGTTCCGTCCGCCTTCCGGCAGCACTCCGCGCCGGCCGGATAGCGCGGCGCTACGCGAGGATCTGCCATCTCACCCCGCCTCCCGCAGCGGAGCGCCGTCGGGCGCCTCGCCGAAGATGTCTGGGCGCAGCTCGTACCGCGTCACGGCGCCGTTGGTGGCGCGCTCGATTGGGAGGCACAACTTCGCCGAAACGCCCCGTAGCCCGTGCAGCATCTGGTGCACGAACACTTGAGAGCAGCCGATGCGACGTGCCAGCTCGGTTTGCGAGCCGGCAGAGGCGACGGCAGCGGCGATGAAGGCGTTTTGTGGTTTCATGCGCCGAATATAGCGCGCCGCTAGATGCAATGCAAGCGCCCCACCATGTACGGGCGGATGTACGGGCGGATGTACGGGCGGAAATAATTTAGCGTGCGCTATTGCATAGCGTTTAACGGCGCGCTATTTTATCTCCCATACCGCCCGCCGGGCGAATCACTGGAGAGAGCAATGCCGACGCAAGCCACGAAACCAGCCGTCACCAAATCGACGCCAAAAATGATTCCGGTCCTCGTCACTACCGCGCATCGTGGCGTTTTCGCGGGCGAGGTGCCGGCTACGCAAGATATGGCGGCGAAGGCCATGCCGCTGAAAAACGCCCGCATGGCGATCTACTGGGGCACCACGCGCGGTGTCATCGAGCTGGCCGAGACCGGCCCGACCAGCAAAAGCAAGATCAGCGCCCGCGCGGACGTGCCGATGCTGCATGACATCACCGCTTTGTTCGCGATCACGCCGGAGGCGTGGGCCAAATGGACCGCGTGATAACAGTCGACGACGTTATTCGCGCCGGCGCGTGCGCCGATGGGACATACAAGGTCGCCGCGCGCCTGCGGGAAAAGCTCGCTGCTGCGATGTCGGTGAGCGCCGTAATCGCGCTGCTGCGCAACAACGAGCAGCAGTACGCAATCGCCGCAGGAGAGGCTGACGGCTCCGGCTCCGGCTCCGGCTACGGCTCCGGCTACGGCTCCGGCTACGGCTACGGCGACGGCTACGGCTACGGCGACGGCTACGGCTCCGGCTCCGGCGACGGCTACGGCTACGGCTACGGCTCCGGCTACGGCTCCGGCTACGGCTCCGGCGACGGCTACGGCTACGGCTCCGGCTACGGCTCCGGCTCCGGCGACGGCTACGGCTCCGGCGACGGCTACGGCTACGGCGACGGCTCCGGCTACGGCTCCGGCTACTGCTCCGGCGACGGCTACGGCTACGGCTCCGGCTACGGCTCCGGCGACGGCTACGGCTACGGCTCCGGCTACGGCTACGGCGCCTCGACGGCCACAGCGGAAAACGTGGAGGACGTGTCATGACCAGCCTGTTCGCACTCAACGACTACCGCATCGGTCTCGCGTCGAACCCCTGCGAGCCCCACGACCCGGACGCCGACCGCGACGAAGCGATCGGCGAGGCCGAAGCCGACATCTGGCTCGACGCGGATTGGCTGGAGGGCGCCTGCAACTACGACCGTGTGGAGCTCAGCCCCGAACTGTGCCGGCAGATGGTGCTGATCAATGCGCACCTGAGCAGCTCGCCCGCGAGCGAGGACGGCGACTACCGCCGCGCGCTGCGCGAGCTGATCGCCTGCATGGACCGCGCGGTGCGCGCCGCCGCCGAGCGTCACGTGGACGACGGCGGGGACTTCGACGGGGAGGCGGCGTGATGACCACCATCAACCAGATGGACGCCAAGTTCCTGAGCGACCTTGCCAACCGTGTTGACGCCGCCTACGCGCAGTTCCGCGACGAGACCGACAAGCCGGCGCGCGATGAACTGCTGCTGGTGCTCGCAGGCACGGGTGTCGCCCTCGCAGACGCGGTGCGGATGCACGTCCCGGAGGCAGCGGCATGAACATCCCGATCGACACCCTGCCGTGGGCCGCGCCCGCTCACCCGCTGCGCTGGCACGCGCTGCTGGCCGGGATCGGCGCAGGAATGATCCTGATGGGGGTATGGCTATGAACGCAATCGAATTCGATGACGCCGACGTCGCGGCGCTCGCCATGCTCGAACGCAAGCGCGAGTTTGATGCGCTCGACCGCGCGATGGTGCTCGAGCCAGACATCGACGCTGCGCTCGCAATGCGGCCGGCGATGGCGGCCGCCGGGCGCGCACTGTCACGCGCCGTGGGTGTGTACTGGATGGCGCGGAAGTCCGCGCAGCGCAGGGAGTCGGCGGCATGAGCGACGCACAACTGATCTATGAGAGAGCCACCGGCATCGGCGGGACCGACATCTCGGCAATCATCGGCGTCAATCCGTGGCGCAGCCCCGTGGATGTGTGGGCAGAGAAAACAGGCCGAGGCGTTCCGGCCCCTGACAATCCGGCGATGCGTGCCGGTCGGCTGCTGGAGCCTGTGATTGCGCAGATGTACAGCGAGGACACCGGCCTCACGGTGACGCGCGGGCTGCCTGAAATCCGAAAAGAAGGCGTGCTGATCGGCCACCTCGACGGGCTTGTGGCGGCCGCAGGCCGCGTGTGGGAGGCGAAGACCGCGCGCACGGGCGATGGCTGGGGAGCCCCCGGAACCGACGATGTGCCGCTGCACTACGCGGCTCAGGTGCAATGGTACTGCGGCCTGTCAGAACTGCCGGCAGCAGACGTGGCCGTACTGATCGGCGGGTCGGATTTCCGCATCTACCACCTGCGGGCAGACGCGGCATTGTTCGCGGAGATGCGCGACGCGGCGCTGCGGTTCTGGCGCGACCATGTGCAGGCCGACGCACCGCCCGCCCCCCGTAGCGTGTCCGACGCATCGACGCTGTGGCCGACATCATCCGCCCGCATTATCGAGGCCGACGACGCGCTCGCCGACAAGGTGCTGCGCCTGCATGCGGCCAAGACCGCGATTCGTGAGCTCACCGCCGAGGCCGACAAACTGGACGAGGATGTGCGCCTAGCCTTTGCCGACGCCGACACCCTGAGCCGCTGCGGGACCGTGCTGGCGACGTTTAAGAGCCAGTCCGCCAGCCGGTTTGACCAGCGCGCCTTTGCCGCCGCGCACCCCGACCTGTTCGAGCAGTTCAAGCGGCCGAGCACAAGCCGCGTGCTGCGCCTGAAATGACACACGAGGAACCCGAAATGAACACCGTAGCCCAAATCGATAATCCGTTCGCCAATGCCCGCGCGGCAGCATCCAGCGCCGTCGCCGAGGCAGGCCAGCAGCGAGAGGTCGCCGAGGTACAAGCGGCGATGCTGATCGCGAAACGCTTCCCGCGCGACCAGGTGGCCGCGATGGACCGCATCCTGAACGCCTGCACCCGTCCAGGCCTTGCCGAGCAGGCGCTATACGAATACGCAAAAGGGGGTAGCAGCGTCACCGGCCCGTCGATCCGCATGGCCGAGGCGCTCGCGCAGAACTGGGGAAACATCCAGTTCGGAATCCGCGAGCTGGACCAGCGCGGCGGCGAGTCGACGGTCGAGGCGTTCGCGTGGGACATCGAGACCAACACCCGGCAGGTGAAGGTGTTTCAGGTTCCGCACATCCGCCACACCCGCAAGGGCACGTACAAGCTCGAAGATCCTCGGGAGGTGTACGAATTGGTGGCCAACCAGGGAGCGCGCCGGCTGCGCGCCTGCATTCTCGGCGTGATCCCTGGCGACGTGATCGACGCGGCGGTACGTCAGTGTGAAGTAACGATGCAAACGCAGGCCGACACCTCGCCGGAGACAGTGAAGATCATGCTTGCGAAGTTCACTGATATCGGTGTCACCCGCGAGCAGATCGAGAAGCGAATTCAGCGCCGCATTGATGCCATCACGCCGGCTGCGGTCGTGAATCTGCGTAAGGTCTACAACTCGATCAGGGATGGCATGAGCGCGCCCGGCGACTGGTTCGAGGCCGCAGAGGGCGCACAAGGACCGGCCGGCGCAACAGGGGCCGATCGCCTGAAGGATGCGGCCCGCAAGGCGGCCGGCAAAGACGATTCGCCAGTCGCGGCTACCGCAGATAACGACGCCGCCGCGCACGATCACCCCGCCGAGGGAACAGCATGACCACCGCGCAGTTTCGCGCGTGGGCCGCCCCGATCGAGGATGCCGAGGCAAAGGCGCCCCCGCAAGATCCGGTAGAAGCGTTCCTCGATTCGAGGCCGTGGAAATCGCCGGCCGCGCGGAAGGCGGCGGAGGCATTGCTCACCGATTTCGTTTCATTCACTCGGCAGCAGCGCGCCGCTGCATAAGGAGAGGGCAATGGCCAGGGGCGTCAACAAGGTGATCCTGATCGGTAACTGCGGCGCCGATCCCGAGCCGCGCGCCACCGCCGCGGGCGGCCAGGTGACCAACGTGCGGCTCGCGACCTCCGAGTCGTGGAAGGACAAGAACACCGGCCAGATGCAGGAGCGTACCGAGTGGCACCGCGTGGTGTTCTTCGGCCGGCTGGCGGAGATCGCGGCCGAGTACCTGCGCAAGGGCAGCAAGGTATACGTCGAAGGCGCGATCCGCACCCGCAAGTGGCAGGACAAGGAAGGCCGCGACCAGTACACCACCGAGATCGTCGCCAGCGAGATGCAGATGCTCGACGGCAAGCGGGACTCGGACGCCGCGCCCCAGCAGGCCGAGCCGCGCCACACGCCGCGCGCGCCGGTGGCTCCTGTGCCGGATAGTTTTGCGGATGACGACATCCCGTTCGTCTGGATGCTCGCACCGCTGGCCGGCATGCTCGCCTACGCGACGCACAGCGCGGGGCCGCTGCTGTCGTGACTATGAGTAGCGCCCCCGAACGCATATACAACTGGCTCGACAGCCAAACGAGCATTGCTCGCCACTACGGCGGACTGCGGTTGAACGGGCACGATTACCAGATCGCCTACGACGAGGCCGGCAAGCCACTGGTGCGCGCCGACGTGCTGGCGCGTGAGGCGAAGGAGCGCAGGAAAGCCGCGAACCTGGCCCGAGCGCAGGCCCGCGCAGGGCAAACGGAACTGAAGGTGTGAGCGTGGAGCCAAAAGTTATCAGACTCGCCCCCGGCGAGAAGGTGATCGCGGTCGTGCCGGAGCGGTGCAGCGGGCCGGGATGGGCCAACGCGCCTACGTGGGTGTACGTAGCCACCAACGATGGGCGACTCCGGCAAGAGTGCATCCAGCCGGAAGAACGCACGCCGCAACTGCACGCGCTCTACCACGCCGGAGAAGCGATGTGCGCATCGCTGCTGGCGTCGGTTCCGCAGCGCAGGGCTAAGCCGCCCAACGCCGCATTGAAGACGGATGCGCTGCGGTATCGCGAGATTATGGCCGACGTGCATACCTGCGGTCCGACGTGCCGCAAAACGCCGGTGTGTGCTGAGCGGGCGGATTTGCGCGAGGAGAACGAGCGGCTGTGTGCACAAGTCGATGCGCTGCAGGCGAGAATGGATGCGCTGATGTTGGAGTTCTGTCCGGACGAAATGACCGAAGAGCAGAAGGAGACGTGGGCACGGCACCAGCGACCAGCGACTGCCAACGTAACAGCCGCAGTCCTAGCGACAAGGAGTGAGTGATGGACGAGACAATTGAGGACACCTATCAGGACAGGCTGGAGCGGGAGAACGCACATCTCCGCGCCGAACTCGTCCACGAACGATTCCTGCGCGAGCAAGCAGAAGCCCGGGAGACTGGCCGCGACGACGGGCAAGCAATTGTTCGCGCCGAAGTCTTGCGCGAACTTCTGGAGTGGGAAGCCCACTACATGCAGCAGGCGCGCGGCGGCGACCAAAGCGGCCGAAGCGATGCGCGGGCAGATGCAGCGCGCGAGATTCACGACAACTTGCGCAGCTCATGGGAAACGCGCGAACTGGTGGCGAACAGCAAGCCGGCTGAAGCGTCAGTTAGGGGCACGGTCGATGCGATGCTTTTGAGCCTGATTGAACGTTTGCAGGCCAGGGCCGATAACGCATATTGCGAAATGATCGCCATTGCGAGAAAGGACGAGTCTTTGGGGTGGGAAATCAAGGTAGAGCGCGGGGAATTCGGCCGCGCAGAACTCGATGCCCACTGCGCCGCCGCGAACTTTACGCACACGACGACGACTGGCCGAAACTGCAAGAACTGGCCGCGAAGCTGCAACGCAAGCGGGAACGTGATGCGAAGCGCGCTAAGGGCGGTCGCCGTTGAAGGTACAGTTATGCCTCGGACAACTACGGAGAAAGAACATGGCTGATTGCCCACACACATGGACGCAGGGACGCGACGGCGAGAAAGGCTCTTGGTGCAATGCTTGCGGCGAGAAGGTGATGGAAGTCGAGACGCGGCCGTGCGAAGGATGCGCCAATTACCGGGACGTTGTTAACGGCTCGGTCTGCAAGAAGCACCTGATGGCGGTATCTCCGGTGATGCTGGTGACGTTCAAAATCGCCGAGGGTACGTGCTGGGAAGAGAGGCATAACAGTGATTGCACGGAATACCGCCGCCTATCAGGCGGCAAGGAGTGAGTGATGAGCGGGATTCTTGACGAAATCTGGCAGCAGCACATTGCCAGCAGCGTGGCCCACTGGTCCGAGATGGCAAAGGCGGCCATTGACTCGGCTGCTGCACAGTACGAACGCCCATGCGTGTTGTTCAAGCCACGCCTGAGCGTGGACGGCAACCAATGGTGCGCGCTGTACGGCGACAGTCTACAAGACGGCGTGGCCGGCTTCGGCGATTCGCCGGCCGATGCAGTGTGGGACTTTGACCGCAACTGGGGCGCGAAGCTGCCGACGCAAGAGGCGCGGCGCAAAGCCGATGAGGTGCTGCGCGCAGAGCTTGCGAAATGCAGCCGGTTGGCGACGAATTATCGTGAGGCACTGGTCAGCATCGAGGAATATTGGAACAGAGACAGCAACGAGCGGGCGATGCATGATGCCTGTTGGCACGCTGTCAATACAGCACACGCCGCTCTCGCGGAGAAGGAGGAGTGATGAATAGTAAAAGATTTGCAGCAGCACAAAAGCTGCTGGACGCGGCCCACGAGTTTTGGAAAGCGTGCCACGACGAGGATCCACACGCCACCGTCGCGGCGCTGTGGGAGGCGCGGGCAGAGGTGGCGAGGCTATGACAGTGGAAGGGCCGATGAAATTCGATGGGTGGTTTGAGGAACAGCACGGCAAGCGTCCGGGCGGATCAATCTCCGACGTTGAGCTGAGGGACTGCATCGTCGTAGGCGAGCGAGCACGCGCCATGCAGTCACAACGGGCCGAATGGGATGCCCGATACGAGAGCGCGCTATATGCGTGGCAAGTCGGCAAGACGAAGCCCTTAAACAAGGAGTCGGACCAATGAATGTATCAGAGGAACAAGTGACCGCGCTTTGCCCCCCGTACCGCACTGGCAGGAGGGGAGTGATGGACAGACCAGCCTACTGCAAGCCGCTGGCCGCAATCCTCCGGGCCGCACATGGCGCGATTGATCCTGACACACGCGCCCCTATCGATGTAGGTGAGCACGTAGTCTCGCTGCGGCAGACGTGCGATTCAATGTGGAGCGAGATCGAGCGCCTGCGCGACGAGCTTGCGGAGTGCATGGTGCTGCTCGATCAAGCCTCCGCCGCGCTGAAGTATCACCGAGAACAGACGCGCCCGATCCATGAAAGCGACGAAGCGATCGCGGCCATCGACGCAGCCCACAAAGGCGGGGGGGAATAATGGACTACGACGCATACCACAGAGCGCTACAACTAGGATTTTCGGAACGCGAAGCTACCCGAATGGGCGACGACGCCTACGAAGAGCGTCGCATGGAAGAAGCACGCTACTGGCGAGAGATGGCCCAAGAACACGAAGCAGAGATAGCCCAAGAACACGAAGGCGAGGAGGAGTGATGGACAACTCACGCGAGGCGACTGCCTTTGCCCGCTGTGCTTGGTGATCGACGAACTGCGGAGAGGAGGAGTGACCACATGAAACGCTTGCTTTTCTTCCTGTTCGTGTTCATGCCGTTTGTTGCCCCCGCGATGGTAATTGGTTTCGTTGTCGAAGCCGTCTGACGGATAACAGTGATTGCACGGAACACCGCCGCCTATCCAGCGGCAAGGAGTGAGTGATGGACGACGATCAAACCTGTCCCGAGAGCGTGCTACTGGTCGCAATGGAGCGCGCCTTTCGCGGACCGGAGTACGCCGGCACACAAACCCGCGACTGGCAACCACACATGAAGCGCGTACTGCAATGCGTGCGCGAGAACGATCCGATGGTTATCGAGGTGCAAAAGGAAATCGAGCGGCTGCGCAACCGCGCCTACGACCTCGACAACGAGCTTGCCGCCGGCGTGCATACCTGCGGCCCGACGTGCCGCAAAACGCCAGTGTGCGCTGAGCGGGCGGACTTGCGCGAGGAGAACGAGCGGCTGTGTGCACAAGTCGATGCGCTGCAGGCGAGAATGGATGCGCTGATGTTGGAGTTCTGCCCCGATGAAATGACCAAAACCCAGCTAGAAAACTGGGCAAGGCATCAGCGACCAGCGAGCGACGAAGTGCAGGCCGCTTATCAGGCGGCAAGGAGTGAGTGATGGACATCGTGGACGAGCTAAGAGAGTTGGCGAACGAATTTGCGTCAGTCGGCCACGACGTGGACATGCTGCGCGAAGCGGCTGACGAGATCGAACAACTACGGCAAGACGCCCGCGACTTCGCTGAACAGTTGACCGAAGATCCCGAAATCATCGACTTCGCGTGCGCTGAGTGCTTGCCGGACTACACCGACGTACTCCCGGGGTTTCGGTGCGCGAGGCACCGAGCGCAGTCGTGGCTTTCTGCCCACCCAGCGGAAAGCAAGGAGTGAGTGATGAAATGCCACTACTGCGACACCGCCACCGACCTGCGCCCCTACGGCCCTCGCGGATCAATGGTGTGCTTCGGTTGCGCAATGAGCACGCCGGAGCGCAAAGCCGAGACGAAGCGGAACTACGGGCTGCAACTCGATGCTGCGGGGCCTGTGGCGCTGATTGATGGCACAGAAGTCGGGCCGTACCCGGTGCAGCATCACCCAGACATAGCGGCTTTAACGGGCAAGGAGGAGTGAGATGGAAACCCTAGCAGATGCCCTTCTGGAGGAACTGGCCCGCGTGCGTGAAGTGCTCGGACATTACAAGGAGATCGGCCCGCCGGGCAGGTTCGGCGCCGCAATGATTGAGCAGGAATTGCGCGCGGCTGACAGTGCTGTGATGAACGGCGATTTGGTGGGGATGCTCCGTGCGTACAACGCGCTGAAGGAGATCGAATGAGAACGATGCCGAACGACTGCTGCCTCATCCAAGCCAAACTTATCAAGCCGGGAGACCGTGTGCGCTTCTACATGACGAGCACAGACTACACGGTGAGCGAAGTTGAGATTGACAACATCGGCCACATAAAACACCGAACAGAAAGAGGGGTTTTGACGTGCAGCTACCACCCCGGCGAGTTGTTGTGGATTACCCGGCGCGGGTTAGGCTGAACGGCGTGGCCGGTTCAGGCAACAGTGGTGTAAGATCGCCACAACGGTCGATTTGCTGGAGAGATTGAATGGACGGTACAGACGAGTCGAAGGGCCCCACGAAGGCGGAGCTGCGCCGGCAGTTCGCCACGGTGACGAAAAGCCTGCAGCAGTGGGAGAAGGCGCGGACGGGTGTGATTGCCGCGCGCGTGGTGCAACTGGTCAATCAACACGGCTCATTTCGCAGTGCCGCAGACGCAATAGGCATGGGCCACGTCCACCTCTACCGGCTCTCCAAGGGAACCAAGGCGGCCAGCGAACGCACGCTGGCCAAGCTGGGGCTGGTCAGAAAGGCGCGGACGGAGGGGTGAAATCCTCGGTTGCGAGGCCTCGCTCAAAAGTTACGTGCGGGCCAACTGGGGGGCGTAAATGCGTTGTTCCACCGGCAGACGCCTTTCGTGATCCGCAAATCCTTCACGCTGCCGCGCCAGGCGGTATGCGTCGCGCTTCCGATCTGCGAGACGGCGTCGTTGCCGCCGAATGTGTTTGCCGCCGCCGATCCCGCCAGCGCCCCGTTCACCCAGGCACTCATCGAGCTGCCATTGCTTGTCAGCGCGAAATGGAACCACGTCGAGAGGCCGGGCAGCGTAATCGACGAAATAATGTTGCTGTTGTTCCTGAGGACGCGGCCAGACACCCCCGAGTCCATGTAGAGGGCCAGCGCAACGAGTGCAAACGAATCAGGAACTTGGCGCAAAATCAACGGCTTGCGCGCGCCCGATTTTTTGCGTTGCCCCGATGATGGAGTGGACGGACAAAGACGGCTTCGCGCCCTGTTTTTAGGGCCTTCGGCACTACAGACGCAGGTCTATGTGCCACTTTGGTGCCTCTGCTGCACGAGGCCCGCACGGTTTATGCGTCAGGGAACGGGGCGGAAGGGGGCGTGAAGTTGGACGTGTATCGAGCGACGCCTTTAGTCACCCTCAGCGCGCGCACATGACCGTTGATGCTGCGGTTGTTGATCTGCCCCAACGTGAATACCACGCCGCTCGTGCTCGACTGGGGCGTCCCGGATATTGCCACTGGCGACTCGACCGTACCGCCGATGGCGAGGTATATCCCGCTGCTCGTCTTGCTCATCGCGATGTGCGTCAAACTGTTCGCTGCCACCGTCGCGGATGAAACCACTGCCTGCGCCGTGCCGTTATAGTAGTAAAAAGCTACCTTGTTGGGATCGATGACGCTGAAGCTCCAGTAGTTTGTCGCCGACGAGACGCTGGCGCACCCGACCATTGCCGGGCGCGGCGCGCCATCGGTATACCACCAATAGCTTATGCTTATGGGGTATATCCACGCCTCAATCGTGTAGTCGTCGGTCCACCAATCGAGGTCCGCTTGCACATAGGGCGTGGTGACATAATCACCATTGCTATCAAATAGCCCCGTATTGTACCCGAGCGACGTATCCAGTTGCGCGTTCCCGTAGGCCGTCCACAGCCTGCCCGTCTCGTCCGTGAACGTCGTACTGCCGTCGCTGCCCGCCATATTGAGCAGCACCTTGACGTTGGCCCAGTACGGGTCGTCTGGCCCAGACGGCGCCGCAGCGAGGCTCATCACCATCTGCTGGATCGCGCTCATCAGGTCAGCCCCGATCCGCTGATCATCCACTCGGTGGATGTCAGTTTGATTGCCGTCGCCACACCGTATTGCGCGAGCGTGCGGGTGCCCGTAGTCCCCGCGCCCGCCAGGTACAGGGTGTCCGTCGTGATCGCGATGCTCACGCTGTTGCTGTCGAGGTTCGCGAACGTGATTGCTGCACCGATCTCATAGGCCACGTTCGCGTTGCTGTCGATCGTGAACGTGTCACCGGATCCTGCTCCGTTCGGATGCAGGATCGTTTTTCCGGCGTCTGCCGCGAGGCAAGTGTAATTGCCGCTCTGCGAGTTGATCGGTATGCCGCGGAATCCCGGCAAATCCGCGAGCAGTCCCGAGCCGGTGATCGCGTCGAGCGGCAGGCGCCGCGTGTCCCACCGGGTAATGGTCACGGTCTCACCGGCCGCGTCGTCAACGATCACATCGCCGTCGGTGCCGCCGACGATCATTTTCCCCGCCGCGACCGATGTCAGCACGCCCGAGACGATGTTGTTCGCGGTGTTGCCGGTGAACCCGAGCACGCGCACTGCGTCGCCCGCGGCGAACCCTGCCGTGACGAACCCGTTGCCGCTGTCGTTGTAGCTGTTGTCGCTCGCC